TTATATAGTATGGCTTATTAACATCATCGTATAGTCCGTCATGTAATTTAATTGCTAAATATTCTTTCTCACTCATAGGTATACAGTTCTGCTGAAGGACAAATAAAGAGCGGTCTTGAATAAGCATAAAGGAAAGATCTTTACTATGTGTATAAATTTCACCTAATTTATCCCTTCTCCAAGCATCTGTTTGAGGAAGATAGTTCGGCTGTCCTTTAAACCCTATTTTTCCTAAGTCATGATTAAGTGCAGCAAAAACTAATTCCTCATCTGTGAAATCAATAGTAGTCCCCATATCCTCCCATAGTTGTTTTGTTTTTAAAGCACAGTATACAACTCGATTGACATGATCAGTATATCCTCCAGGAAAAGCATTGTGAAAGGATGGTTTACCCGAGGCAGGAGCCATGATCATTTCTTCTGCTAAAGATTCATAAAGAGTTTTTAATTTCTCTTTACGTTCTCCGGTAATAAAAGTATCTACGATTTTTAGATGCTTTTCCCAATTTTTTTCTATCTGTTCTGCAGAAAGGTTCATTAATCTTGGTGTTCGGTGTTTAATAATGTTCTCATATCACCTATCTTTTCTAAAAGTTCTTCAACTTTTGCATAGGCTATAGCTTGCTCATTTCTATGTATAAAGTAACCTATTTTTTTAATCTCTGCTTCGAAACGTTCTAATTTTTGTTCGAATAAATTTTTATTTCTCATCTTTTATTATTTATTAAATATTATTTATTTTATTATTTATTAAATATTATTTATTTTATTATTTTTAATTATCAATAGTATTAATAATGGTTAAGTTATGAACTTTTTTTTTAAGAAACAACTCCTACTGTTCAAAGACTACTCTTAACTCCTTTACTACGGGATTTGGTTCATCACCGAAATAAACATTTATGTATATAGTTGCACTTTGTCCTATAAAATCTGGGAAGAATGCCATGCTTTGTTGAGGAGTATATGTGTATCTAGAATTAGTACAAAAGTATGACTGTAGTACTGATTGATTTCCATACCAATCTAAATTAGGTTCTATAGAATATCCTGCTAGATTAAAAATAATTGTTTCATTTGCTAATTGAGGAAACGTATATGTCTGTGTCCCTACAGGAATAGGTGTGTTCATTTGACTACTACTCCATAAACCTAAATAAGAATAAACAGGATAGGTCCATACAATATCTCCAGGTAGGTAGAAAAAATTAGAATCAAATGAAGTAACTACATTAGGTACGTTATTAATTTCCTTAGAAGGATGTAACGGAGTTAATTGACCTTTAACAGTAAAATAATTTAATCCTGCATGTTTGATATGCCACACTCCATTACCATCTTGATAAGTTCCAGGACGTCCTTGAGTATCAATCCAGAAAGTAGCATTACAATCCCCAGATAAGCAGACAGGGGTATCTAACTCAGGTGTTGAACAACTAAAAACAAATAAGGAAAGTAGAAATAAAAATAAAATACGTAACTGTTTCATAATAGATCTTTTTGATTGTACCTAAATATACGAAGAAAAAAGAGAGGAGGCAACTATTTTATGAATAATTTTCGAAGAATCCCCGCGCAAGTTTTTATATATCCTCCCCTAATACCTGTTTAAGCTTGCAAGTTTTTATATATAATTCAAACCCTACCCATTATTTTTTTAATAAATTATTGGATTCCCTACCCGGAACATCTCACCAATCTCCCGAACCTTATCAAAAGCCGTAAATGGATCGAGTTCAAAGAACTCTCTCTCATTTCCTAAATCAGAGGAAACTCTTTTATTTTTAAAAGCCTTATGAACACTTTTCTCTACTTTTAAAGCATTACCTTTTGAGATAGGTAAAGCAAATTTTGGAACCCATTCCTCAACTGTCGCAGTAGCGTTTATCGAGGTGACTCTCCTATGAACGTCATGAATGGTCATTCCTATCTTAACTAAAGAAGGATACCCGGGATTAACCAATACATAAACGTATTCGATATTATCTAGAGATTTTTCCTTTATCTTTGAATTCTCAATACCGTGAAGATATCTCCAGGAATATGTATTGGAATCTATATCTACAAGTCCTTCAGAGACTTCTATAAGGTATTTTGCCGATAGGAAGTTTAGGAGTTTATCTGGGGATATATGTCTGTGTTTGGATTGTAGAGTAATAAAAGCTTCTTTCCATCTTTTTCCGTTTTCTCCGAAAGGCGGGAGAGATTCTGGTGAAGTATCTACAATGGTGATGTCTCCTAATAGTTCATAGGACATAGCCTCCGAAAGACTTATTTTATCTTTAAACATAACTTATTTTTTATTTAATTAATAATTACTCTCTCTAAGGATAAGGTGGTGTAGAACACTTGCCCAAAAAAACATTAAAAGGAAGTGATCTACAAGGGTGAAATCTAATTTACCGGGAGAAATAATTCGAATAATGAAAATGATAGCGGATAAAAGAATCCCTACACATACGTAATACGCTAAAGCGTTTACCAATAAGACTGCTAATATTACTAACATAACCTCTTTGTTTTTAAATTATACATAAATATAGTAAAAAAATTTCATTATACCAACTTTTTTAAGGAAAAAAGGTCAAAATATTTCTTTAAAATTGCACATTGTTCGTAATATTCTATGGAAACATAAAAATCTATCATTTCTTGGAAAGCATAGTGAATTGCCCCTTCTCCGAATTCATCCTCAATCATATCAATGAAGTCTTGCTCCATTTCTTTAATTCTCTCAAGGTATTTTACAAGGCCGTTAAAGTACTGTAGTTTAATAGAGTCCCTTGAAGAGAGATACTGTTCTCCATATCTGGTAGTGTATAATTGATCAATGATATAATAATTTTCAACTCCTCTTATTACCATTCCAAATAACACAAAGGTATCATCAAGAATATCTTCAACTCCATGTTCCTTATACACCTCCTCATCTCCTACCTGGAAGATACTAAAGAGTTTGTTTATTGGAACTTTTTTCATAATATTAATTTTATATAAATATATACCCTTATATGTAAAAAAATTGTCCGGAAAAATTCCTTAGGTTTTATGATAAATAGTAAGGAAAGGTGAGTTGGAAACTGGGAGTATAGTTCTTATATTAATAAAGTAATAGGAAGTTCAACATATATAATGTTATTTGAAATAATAAAGAAGTGTTTTAAGGTAGGGGTATAGGTGGTACTCGTGCTTGAAGGGAAGCAGCTTTGTAGAATAAACTTTAATAGGAGTATACTTTGGGCAGTAATCCTTCTTTGGAAGGACTAGGTTAGGATTGGTTGGGCTCATAACTACACCTTATTTTAAAAGCTATAAAGTATATAAATATATACCCCTATACCTTAAAAATCATCAGAAATATACTTCTCTATGTGGCGCAGGAACCCGACGGAGAACCCGTTTGAGGGAAATATACTATCAACTTTCCTGCAACTTGACATCACCGTGACGTCACCTTGACCACCGTACAAAAAAAAGAGGCCTAAGCCCCTTCTACAAATTCTACTAAATCTTCAAACTTATACTTTATCTTAACCATTTTATTCATTACAAAGGTATATCCCTCAAAGCCTTTTGACCCTACCTTAGAAACGTTTAAATGATAGTTAGTTATGATAACTCTTTCATCTATTGAAGATCTATTCTCTTCTATTATACATTCATCATACTTGTAAGTTGGACCTCCTTTATAGTTATTAAATCCTTCTACTCTAAATGATGTTCCGTTTAAAAATTGTTCTTTTGTCATATTGTTTATCTTTTTAATTATTGATACCTAAATATAAGAACTTATTCTGGAACTAGCAACTCTTTGGTTAGTTTTTTATCCTCTAAATCCACTTAAACCATCTCCTTGATTCTCTCCTTGGAAGCCTGCTCCAGTATCTCTTTTAGCTAAATAATACATTGCCTCAAACATACCCATCTCATTTATCTTCTTTAACTCTTTCTTATCTTGTGTAGACAATTCTCTCTTTGTCTCTCTCCTAGTCTTTTTACTTTGGAATAAGAATGATAAGGCTGCTGTAATTGGTGCTATCATATACTATTATTTTTTAATGATGTAACTATCTTCGAATACTGTGTAAGCTTTCATTCCTGAGATATCTACTCTCTCTGCAAACCTTTGTGCTAACTTCTCTACTACGAAGTAAGGAAGTAA